GCGCATAGAGGAATTGGAGAAGAAGGAGTATACCCTTTTAAAGAAGGTGGAGAACTATGAAGACTCCAACAGGATTAATTTCTTCAAGCCCCACCCCAAACAGGAAGGATACTTCGGAGCCGTCCGAGATGCAAGTAAAAAAGTTATCATTTTCCAAGGAGGCAACCGTTCGGGTAAAACCACTTCTCTCATTGTGGCGCTCATTAGCCTCATGATGGGAAAACTTCCGTGGGATAAGGACGGTAAAAACCTCCGGTATAAACCTCCAATTCGCGCTAGGCTTTTCGGAGAGGACTGGACTCACCATGTCGGTCAGGTTCTTATACCTGAGCTTAAGAAGTGGATGCCCGCCCGAGAAGTAAAAGCCACGAAGAAAAACAACCAAGGCATAGACTACTACTGGCAGCTAGCAAACGGCAGCGTCTTGGAGATAATGACCTATGAACAGTCAACAGACCAAGTGGAAGGCTGGTCGGGTCATGTTGTCGCTTGTGACGAGCCTATGCCTAGGGATAAATATATTGCTAACAAGCGTGGTCTTGTTGACTTTGATGGCGTATATCTCATGTCTTTTACTCCCCTTAAAGAACCTTGGATTAAGGACGAGCTTATTGATAATCCTGATAGCTCCATTGCTACTTTCTTTGTGGATACTGACGACAACCCTTACCTATCTAAAGCGGCTATTGAGGAGTTCAAAAAATCACTTACCCCAGACGAGGTGGCGGCCCGGTTACGGGGCCAGTGGATGCACCTACAGGGGCTTGTTTATAAAGAATTCGACAAAAACCTCCATTGGATAGAGCCATTCAAGCTGACAGACAACTTTACTATTTCATGCGCCATAGACACCCACCCGAGAACCGAGCAGGCAGTAAGCTTCATGGCCGTAGATAAGCGTGGGATGTATTATATAGTCAAAGAGATATTCGAGCATGGCAGGCCCGAGGATATAGTTGACTGGATAATAGAGTTCCATGAGAAAACCCATAAAGTCCACAGGGTACTGATTGACCCTTCTTCACAAGGAGACCAGAACCGGGGAGACAGCACGTATGACATTATATCTAAAGGTCTTTCTAAAAAGGGTATCGTACTGGATAAAGGAAGTAAAGACCTTGATTCGGGTATCATGGTTGTTAAGGAAGCGCTGAAGTCCCGCAATGGTCTTCCTTCTCTTTTCATATTTAATACCTGCCCTAGACATCTGTACGAGTTCAGCCACTATATATGGGATGAATGGAAGACTGACGGGAAGACCGAGAGAAACAAACCCCGAGATAAAGACGACCATATGCTTGAAAATCTCAGGCGTTTGGTGCTAGAGAAGCCCATACACATAGACGCTCAAGAGTATCAAACTCTTATGCGGGTAGCTACAGGAGTAGTATAATGGCTATATTAGACGAGAACGAGCCTCTGAGTATTTCCACAGAAGAAACGGCAGCCATGCTAGCCGATATGGGGCTTGGGGAGGATAATTCAAAAGACATAAAAGACGAAGAAGTAAAAACCAAATGTCTTCAGTGGATTAGCTCCTGCTCTAGCAATATGGAGGAACTTCAGCTAGCCCGTGAAGTTATGATGAAGTCCTACCAGCGCCAGAAGTACGGGAACGAAATCACCGGGCGCTCGCAGTTCGTGATGTCCGATGTCTATGATACCATTGAGGCTATTTTACCCTCGCTCATGAGAGTATTTTATGGCGGGCAGGATGTGGTTAATATCTCCCCCATGGGGCCAGAAGACGAGCAGGCTGCTAAGCTGATGGAGCAGAAGGTAAACTTCGACTTCCAGCGCAAGATGAACGGTTTCCAGATACTCTATGACTTCTTCAAAGATGCCCTGATGTATAAGACCGGCGTGGTAAAATGGTATTGGAATGTAGAAAAAGAGATAGAAGTAGTAAACTATGAAGGGCTTACCGAGGAAGAATACCAGCAGCTCAGCATGAACGCCGAGTATGAGATTAAAGAGGCTATTCCTACTACACAGGCGTTGCCCGATGGTTCTGCTGTCAGTATTTACAATATAAAGGCCCATAAATTGACAGACATCTCCGGGCCTATGGTAGTAAATCTCAGGCCCGACGAGTTTATTTTCCCTCCAAATACCCGCAGTGTAAAAGAAGCCGACTTCGTTTGTCATAAAAAGGCAATAAAAAGGCAGGAAGTAGCCAAGTACGGGTTAGACCCAGACGACATAACGGACATGATAGCCGACCCTCGCATAGATGTAACCTACAGGCAGATGTGGGAAGACCTAGGTGGGGTAGATTTTATCACTCCCGATGATAAAACTACCGATGAGGTCTGGGTATATGAGTGCTACCTGAACGAATACGACGAAGAAGGAAAGAAAATACCCAAGATTGCTACCTTGGTAGGCAGTAAACTGGTTCAGTATACAGACAATCCATACGGACAGCCCCCCTTTGCAGTTGCTAGCCCCATCAGGCAGCAGCACAGGATGGCTGGGACTGGTATAGCCGAGCTGGTGGTGGATATTCAGAAGCTACGCACCAGCCTGACCCGCTATGTCATTGATAATATTTATTATCAAAACAACGGGGTAACGGTGATTAATCCGTTCCGTATTGACGCCAATATGTATAAGACCAACAACGTCCCCGGAGGTATGGTCTTTACTAAGGGCGACTGGGAACCGCAGGGCCACCTATATCCAATTCCTATCAAACCTATGGCTCCGTGGGTAATGGATATGATGGAGTATGTTGACGGGACCATTAAAGAGAACCGCACAGGAATCACCAAATATAACCAAGGGCTTGACAGCAAGAGCCTTAACCGCACCGCTTCTGGCATATCTCAGATTATGAGTGCTTCCCAGCAGCGGATAGAACTAATTGCTAGGATGTTCGCCGAGTGTGAGGACGGGGTAAAAGCTATCTTTCAGGCTCTAGTTGACATGAACCTCAAGTTCTTCAGCGGGCAGGTGAACCTCCGGCTAAACAACGTCTGGCAGACAATCAACCCCGAGGACATCAGCGGCAAGTACGACATCATTATAGACGTAGGCGGCGGGACTGGAACCAAGGAAATGAAGGTCAACCAGCTTATGCAGATGATGGACAAGTACGCCGGGATAGCAGGGTCGTATCCTATGATTGTGACACCACAGAATGTATACAACCTACTAGCAGCGGTCTGGGAGAACATGGGTTATAAAAATGCCAGTCTTTATGCAACCGACCCGGCCCAGCCCAACCCGACAATCGGGTGGCCCGGAACCGGCAACGCACCAATGCCTATGCCGGGGCAGCCCGGCCAACCCGGCGGCCAGCCGGGGATGCCTCCCGGCCCCGGCGCTCCGCCCATGCCTCCGCAGCAGGGGCAGCAGGGGCCACCCATGGGAGAGCGGTAATGGATAAAGAAAACGCTTACATAGAGGGTGAACCACTAAAGGACGACCCAGAGGATTTAGATAAATTAGAGGAAAAAGCAGACGATTACCTTGCTAGACATCCTAGCAAAAGAGTCAGGGGATTAGAGAAAATCCTCAAAAAGCTACGAGAGGGGGGAGAATGAAAACCGCACAGGAGCAGCAGAATATAGGTCTAGACGAACAGGTAGGCAGGGGGATGGGCGCTAAGTCATTGTTAGAAAACCCTTTAATTGAGGAATTCTTTAAAGTAACAGAGGATTCTTTAATCACAGGACTCAAGCTAACAAGGCCGGATGAATACGAAAAACGTGAAGTTTACTATAATATGTTGAAAACACTTGACAATTTCCAAAAAATGCTGTATCAGTATATTCAAAGCGGAGATGTAGCGGCACAGATGCTAGAGGATATTAAGAGAGGGGCGTATGAAGGATAAGCGCCGACTCCAATTTAATTGGAAGGTGGAGGGAATATGAAACCAGAGGATTTGGGAGTGACCGATGGCTTCCTCAAAGACCTTAACGGTCTGACTGAGGAAACCCCGGATACGGAGAAGGCCGAGGAAGGCGAAGAACTTACCCCCGAGACCGAAACCGAAGAAACAGAAGTGCCTGAAGGGGCAGAGGTAGAAGAAGAAGCGTCCGAACAGCCCGAGGTTAAGCCCGCAGCAGTAAAGGCTTACACTGACGAGGAGGTTGTTCAGATATTGGATGGTGACGGCAAGCTAGACAGCAACCGGCTTACCCCTACTCAAAAGTTGGTTCAACGGTCATTTGCTCGCCACGCCGAAAAGGGCTATCAAGAAATAGCCCGGATGAAGAAAGACATCGAAGCGGTCAAGGAGACCTCCCGAGTACAAGAACCCCCCAAGACAATAGAAGAAGCGTTTGACCGAAACCCACAGGACGTGCTGGGCTGGATAGACGGGCAGATTGCAAGCATGGCTACAGAGGCCGACAACGACCCCTTAAAAGCCTTGAAACAGATTGCCCAGCTACAGGCGACTAGGAACAGGCTCACCGATAGACAGCTTTCCACAACCGAGACCAAGCGCACTCAGAGGGAAACATACGACTCCGTAGAAAGGGCCATCTTGGAGGCCGTACCTGACCTGAATGAAAAGCAGGCTAAGTTAACGGAATTTGCTATTAACGAGCTGGGATATACCGAAGAAGACCTAGCACGCATGACCGACCCCAGAATGGGCCGAGTGGCTATTAATACCGTGAAGTCAATAAATAAGGCTTACGATGCCATGCACGGTACTAAAGAAAAACTCAACGCTTCTACCAACAAGAAAAAGGTAATCAAGATGCCTATTGTCGAGGGCGCAGACAAAAAGGGTACTGCTAACGCAGACCCCGCCCTTGTTAAAATGCGTAAGGCTACAGAAAACGCAAAGAAAACAGGGGATTGGACTGAAGTTCTTAACCTCAAGGGAGTTCTCCCTAGGCTGACTTCCTAGGAGAAATAAGAAATGGCTATTACTTCTGATACCTACACTACCTATACAATGATTGGTCAGCGTGAAGACCTCACGGACGTAATCACTTAATAAAATAGGTGCTACGATTTATGATGGCATCTATGGCAAGACTCACATAGGACAACAGCATTGTCTATAGAGAAGCGAAGTTCTGGATGGGTTGCAAAAGGTAGAATATGATGAACGTGGCGGTCTGGAATATGGGAACAACAAGAGCATGGCACAAGAAGGTTCTTACCACAAGAACTACATACGCCCCCTTTCTCCTTAAGAACACGCCTTCTGAAGCTAGCGTTCTGGGAAAGTCTGCGTATTGCGCTATGGTCTGTGCTGACACCACCTTTCCAGTTGCCATTAGAACTACCAGTAGCTTTTCCCATGTGGGACTCAGACAGCTTATCTCTATGAGTCTTAGAGAAGTTATAACTGTAATCGCTTCGGTTCCTTCTAGGAATGTCATACTTTCCAAGAAGATTCCAAATAAGTGTCTCGCCACAACCTATAGACTTAGCTATGGTTCTAGCAGACAACTTCTTGGTTGTGTACTCGTTCTCAAGGAACTCTTTGGTTATAGTATGTCTCTTAGCCATATATCCAATATAACATCACTTATTGGATTTGTCAAGAGTGAATCGTTAGAAAACCGGGCTAATTCGGTGGAACTCCCTAGTGGACAATGCCGAGCCAGCAGGAGAGATTGCGATAAGGCTCTCCGGGCGTGTGTGACGGTCAGGGCTGAATAAATATAATGCCCATAAATGTCCGGGCCGAAAGGCATGACATGACCTGTGCTTTCCAGCAATGGAGAGAAGTGGGAAATAGAAAGCCCACGATAACAAGACAGAACATTGACCCGGT